ACGGTTGAACACTGATTTGATGAACGATAACATTTGGTGCCCCTTGTAATAATTGAACTGTTTTATCTGTTGAACCAGTATCAGCAACCAGTCTAACATCTGCATCCTTGGTTGCTTCCAACCATTGATGAACGTGCTTCTCTTCATTTAACGCTATTGCATACACTGCAATTTTCATATCGTCCCCAATATGTTCTATTTAGATTTTCTTGCTACAGCAGCATTATCTACTAGATTTGGATACTTTCTACCTGCAGCCTTAGCACGAGCCTTAGCACTTTTAATCTGTGCAGGTGTTAACTTCTTAGAAGTTTTCTTAGGATTCTTTTTATCCCAAAACTGTTTCTTCACCACTTAACCTTATCCGCCCAATAGGCTGCGCTCATCTTACCCTTAGCAATATTCTTTGCGTGACGTGCTTTAAAAGATGCTTGACGTTTAGTTGGTTGTCTGTCCCCAGTAACACCTTGTTGACCAAAGCGGATAGTCTTAACCTGTGAACCAACCTTTGCCACAACAACGTGTGACTTAGTAGGATGGCTAGGAGTCCGCTTTGGTTTGTTATAACCAGAGACTCCAGCCCTTTTAAGGCGTGAGTCTTTCATCATTATTTTTTCTTCTTCCTAAAATCTCTTGTACCATAAATTGCTGCAGCAGCACCAACAGGACCAAACGGTGCAGCGATTCCGCCAACAATTTTACCTGCAGTACGTGAAGTTTTATTACGTTCAGCCTTCATCTTTGCTGTAGCAACTTGTTTTTGTCTAGGAGTTAAATCAGACCAAGATTGTGATTTAACAACTTTACCAGCAGCGTTACGTTTAACAGCAGTTTTCTTAAGAGTTGAATTAACAGGACCAGCCATAACTTTGGACCTCTTAGAACCCATAACTCCACCAACAGGAATAGATTTACCTGTTGAAACTTTAGCACCAGCAGTAGCCTTGGCTAATCTTTTAGCACCATACATACGTTTAATTGCTTCTTGGTATTCTGGAGTACGACGAGTCTTTGCAGCAGCAAGAGCCTTAGTCATACCCATCTTTTTAATCTCATCAATAGTTGATTGTTTAACTTTAATAGCCATAATTACTTCTTAGGTTGCTTAGGTGTTGCTTTAACAATGCTAGAAGGCTTTGGTGCAATTGGCATACCCATTGGGTTATTACCTTTAGCATTAGCCATAGCGTGTTCTAAATTAGGATAGTTACATCCACAAGTTGCACACATATTATTTCTTCTTCCTTTTCATACCTGCTTCGCTCATAGCGATAGCAATGGCTTGTTTACGATTAGTTACTACTTTAGCCTTCTTAGGACCTTTAGGATTTTTACCTGAATGAAGTGTGCCAGATTTAAATTCTTTCATAACCTTAGCAATCTTCTTGTTGCCCTTAGACTTCTTCATTATTTTTTCTTGCCCATCTTTTTCATCTTGGACATAGTTTTCTTCTTACCGTACTCCATCATCATTTCTTTTTTAGATTCTTTTTTCTCGTGCATTTTCTTTGCACCTTTTGATTTATAGTTAGACACCGTATGCTCTTCCTGTTTTGTTTGATATATCTATTGCCCTGCGAATATCTTTTGTCTTAGTAGTATCAGGTTGAATACCCTGAGACCTAGCCGTACGATATAACGCAAGTTCATTGTCCCACTTCTTTGCAGACATAGTTAGTCTAGTGGATGCTTCCCCAGGATTCAAATCGACTGTGGAAGCCTTACAACCAAAACATCCCTCAACATACTCAGGATGTTTTTTAATTCTGTGTAAACTCATTTGTTGTCCCCAAACGTTTTTCAATTCTATCAATGGCATCCTTCAAAGAAGAACCACCATTATTGCTTAACTCGCCATCAAGACGGTTAAGTCTTTCCATAACACCTGGAACACGGTCTCTACCTGGACCACCAGGCTCGCCTTCCCAATCTCGGCGAAATTTTTCCAACCATTCCATCATAGAACGAATCTTTCTCAGAGATGGGGCAATCACAAAATACACAGAAGCAAGTGCACTTGCAGTCGCACCCGCTACAAGAATGTTGTTTATCATCCTTCAAAGTTACTTTCAGTAATGCCGATGCCAGCGTTAATAAGTGCAGTCTTTTGGTTTTGTGTAACATTATGTTCGTGCCCTCCTGCATAGTATTCACTAGCAGAATCTACTTGGTCAGTTGATGGAACTCTTAACTTATAATATGTATTGCCAATTTTTAATACACTAATCCCACGTTTGTGTTTATAACGATAAAATAGACCAAACCCTGCTGGTCCTTCATCTACTGTTGGTGGAAAAAATGTTGGCAATTTAAAATCCTTTGTATAAGAGTAACCCCCACTTGACGTGGGGGCTACTGGTAATGAATCTAACTACGCAGCGTTAATGCTGGATGAAGATTCAATTCTGTATAATGCTTCTTCACGATAACGTTTGAAGCCTAATACTCCGTACCAACCAATTGGGCGCAAGCGCATCAATTTGTCAGTTACGTTTCCGATAACTACGTGTGGTTCTTCAGCAACTGCTTCAGCAAGTGCTTGTTGACCAGCAAGTAATGTACGGAACACGCGTGCACTTGAACCACCATCGGTGGCGTTGTACATACGTGGTGATTCGATGAAGTATGCACCTTCGAATGTTCCAATTTCTCCTGCCCAAATTTCGGCATTTGATTGGTATTCGTGTGGCAATCTCCAAGAAGCAGAACCTGTTTCAGCACGAAGGTCGTGTGAAACTTCTGGGTGTATTGCACACCAGTATAGGCTGCCCTTACGAGCAACTGCTTTACCTGCACGCAATTTAGCAACTGCAAGACGGATGTCTGCTGCTTTCAAGGTATGTGCACCAGTAACGTTAGTTGTTGCTGTTGCGCGTGTACCTGAAGCGTTGCTTGCGTAGATTACGTTTGTTCCAGCGCGAAGTTCTGTTTGAACGATTTCGTCAATGGAATCTGCCATATTGAACGCAACGATATTTGCAATCGCTGGGTCAACTTCAGCAAGTGACATTAATTGCAGTTTGCGAGTGGTTAACACTGCGTTACCGTATTCGTTAAGAACAACAGTTACTGCAGTTGGTGCACCAATTGCTACTGAATCTGGGTCAACTTGTTCTGATAGAGCAGTTGTTGCCTTTGATAGGTCGCTGTAGATTTGGAATACTACAGATGAGCCTGGCATTGATTGGCGTGCTGGACGTTTGTCAGCGACTGAACGTAGTAATGGTTGAGAGCGAAGTGCGAACTCAACTAGACGGTCGTATGCTTTTTGTACGAGACCTGCACCATTGGATGGTGTAAAGGTTCCTACGTTGTCAGCACTTGTATATTGACCGCCACCAAGACCACCGTTAGTATTTGCTGTACCGCCAGATAACGCTGTATATACGTTAGGCATTTCGGTTTATTTCCTTAGTTAGTAGTTAGAGCCTAAATCTCTCCACCTTGTTGAAAAATCATATTTGTGATTTCATCAGCAGATTCTGCATTCTGTAATCTTAAATACAAATCATCAAGTCCAGCAGGAGACTGGGCATTAGCAGTAACAGAATCGATTTGTCTGAGTGTAGCCAAATCAGGCTTCACATCATCGGGCGTCTGTACTGTTAAACCAAAGACATCAGCATTCTCTGCAATCCAGTTATCGATAACATCTGGATTAGCCTCAATATCTTGAGGAATGAATTTTGCTATCTTTGGACTTACGCCCTTGCTTTCAAGAACTGACTTGATAACGTTTTGACGTTGCTCAGTCTTAATCGAAGAAAGTTGTCCTTCCATTTCGGAAAGCATTTTAGATTTAGTTTTCAACTCCTTACGAAGTTGCTTTAATAAATCGCTTTCTGATTGTTGACTTTGATTAATATCATCATCGTCATCTTCCCATTCTTGATATGTGTTGCTCATCGCAACGCTCCCATTCTATTGTTGTTAGTCGCAAGCCTCACGTTAAATCTGGGGGGATTCAGGTGGCTCTTGCTACCAGTCTTGTTACTCTCGTAGGGGCTGGTTGGTCCTACTGAGGGTCTAAATTGCGCCTGCTGTTCGCTGCGCTAATGAAGCAGTTGAAACACCTGCTTGTCCACCGAATGTGGCTTGTTCTCTTTCTTGAAGTTTCTTACGGCGTTGTGATGCTAAACCAAAGAACGCTTCTTGTTCAAGTTCTTTAGCAAGACCAGGTGTTTGGTCACCGTAAATTTCTGAAAGTTTTGTTATAGTTGGTTCAACTTGTGCAATGTTTGCATAGGCTTCTCTTGAAAGATTACCAATCTGTTCAGTTGATAAACCACTTGTGCTTAATTGTTTTTCAAGTTGACTAATGTTTTCTTCAGCAACATTTATATTACTTAATGCTGCACCTGTACGAATCTGTGCTTTACGAAGACTTGTTTCTAATTGGTCAATACCTTCAGGTCCTCGCATTAAAGCAAGAGCAATTTGTGAACGTTGCTTAGTTGGGTCACCAACACCATAAGCACCCAAGTAATTACTTAACTGAGTTTTTAAAGCATCTGGTGCTTTGTCAATTCTAGCAAACACATTATCAACACGAGTCTTAGCCTCATCAATTGAGACAGCCCCACCAATTAAAGAATTATATGTTTCTTGATTAGCAAGTTCACCAAGATTGTATTGGTTAAATAAATCACGATAAGTTTGTTCAGCAGTAATATATTGACCTGGTGTATAAACAGGTAACCCTAATGCTTTACGACCTTCGTTACCAGCAAAACGTGTTTTGTATGCTTGAGTTTCAGGTAACATAAGTGATGCTTCTTCAGCACCATATCCTTCTGTCATAAATCTTTTAATCTCAGGAACTAAAGTATCTAAACCGTTATCTTTAAATTCTTTTTCAAGAAGAGCAAAAGCACTACGACGACTCTCATCTTTTGCTGCAGCAGCAGGGTCAGGTAAAGTTGCACCACCAATAGTTTCACTTGTACCATCGTTATAAAAAATAGTTATACTACCATCAGCGTTAGTAACTCTGTTAGTAATTGTTTTAGCAATAGGTGCGTTACCTGCAGGAGTTGTACCAGCAGCAGTAACACCTGGAACTTTAAAAGTTGTACCAGAGAATAAAACAGTTGAACCTGCTTTTTGTCTAGCAGCCAAAGTTTTGTTAGCAGAAATTGCTTGGTTAATTTGTGAAGCAGTAACTTTTTGTCCAGTTGCAGCACTTACTGCTTTAGCAATAGATGCAGCAGTGTCCCCTTTTTGGACCGTTACTTTACCAGTATTTTTATCTACCTTTGCCATTTATCTTAACCCAAAATCTTGAAGAATTTTATTTGCATAACCTGCAGCCTCTTCACGAGCATTGTTTGTGTATTCCCATTGTGGACTGTTACGTAACATTTTATTAAAGTCAGTAAAGTTAGGAAGAGTTGTTAAAGCATTTTGAACATACCTGTTATCAAGTTTAATTGTTTCAGGATTAATCTCTAAAACATTAGCCATTCTGTTAATGTATTGTGAAGCAATATCTTTAACAGTTAAACCTTGGTCAATAAATTGTGAAAGGTTTTGATACATTGCTTTAGCAGTGTTTTGAACTTTAGTTCTAACTGTTTCAATAGAAGTCTTATCTCTTAAACCATTAAGAGCATATTGACGTACCTCAGCATCAGATAACGAAACGTTATAATCAGCAGCGATTCTACGAATATCACGAAGGTTAGCACCTATTGCACCACCAGCATTTTCAATACCTTTAGTGTCAATATATTTAGAAACAAAATCTAAAGCAAGTTCTTCACGGTCTTCATTTGTCACACCAGGTGTAACTATTTGTGTAGTAGTAGAACCTGTACGAACAGTTTTCTGTTTAGAAACTTTAGTCTTTTCAAGTTTGTTTAATGCTTTAAAGTATTTTTCAAAGTCTTTAGCATCAGCGTCCATACCAACATAGTCACGCATAAGACTATTAAAATAATCGTAAGCATCTTCTCTGCTTGTAATAGATGGTTGAATTAGTGTGGTTGTTCCATCACCTAAACCAAGCATATCTTGATTAAGTGTTACTTCTTCATTGAACCAAGTACTGAATTCTTTTTTTCTATTATCACCTAATGAGTAACCATCAAGTATTTTATTCCAAGCAGAGTTAGCAGCAGTAGTATTCTTTGGTGAATAACCTGGGTTAAACGCTTGAATGTATTGTAAGATTTCTCTTCTAACATTTGCATCTTGGCTTTTGGAAAACAAATCATAGGCTTGACCAACAGGATAAGATTTATTACCTATACGAATATTACCTGAACCAACAGTGGTTGAGCCACCAGAAGTATTGGTGCGTGAACCACTAGGACCGTATAATTCGTTCCAGTTTTTTTCATTATCCTGTGGGACTAATGGGGGTTGAACCATTATTTATAAACTCCAAATCCATCTTGTTCAAGAAATCTGTCATACCAAAGTGCAAACTTAGGAGAGTTGCGTTTAGCATCTGCAACAAAATTATCTACAGTTTCTCTTAAGGCTGCGTTACTTGCTGATTCAATATCAGATGATTTACTGTTTTGTAGTTCATTACTTATGTAATCTCTGAAATCCATATACTCAACAAGCCATTGAAAGGCTGGTTCGTTCTTAAACCAATCACTATTAGTAAACTGTTCGTCTTCTAATATTGCGTCTATACTACGCAAAGTGGCTTTATATTTATCAATCTTAAAGCCTTCTTTGTAAGTGTTATACCAATCAGGGTTAACATCTTTTTGGTCTTCAACGAATTGTTTCTTTGCATCTTTAAGCCATCCTGCGCCACGAGAGTTAACGGAAACAAATCCATTCTTCTCAACTTCAGAATCAAGCCAAGACATAAAACTATTATATGTAGCCCAACCAGTTTTAACTTTAGCGTTAACTAAAGCAGTTTCAATAGGAATCTCATTACGGTATGCAACTTCACCTGTCATACCTGGAACTTCTTTTAATTGAAAAGCATATGCTGATTGGTCAAACTGTGATTCAACACCCCAACTGTTTGTTATAAGTTGGGTAACAAAAGGGTTCTTGTTAGGGTCGCCAACAATTTTAGAAATTAGATTACGGTTTCTAACAGATTGGTCTGTTGCTGCTATGCTTGCTTCAGCACCTGTTGTGTTCTCACGGAAACTTGTTACAACCATTTCAAAGTATTCAGGATACTTTTCATAGAATGTAGCATCTGCTTGTTCGAAACCAAGTTTGTCTTGAAGTTTTCTATATTCATTGAAATAAAAATCAAACTCTTGACCATACCCTGGAACAACACCAAATGTCATATTAACACCAAAACGTAAAGCAAATAGCCAAGCATTTCTGCCAACTAATTCTTCAGGTGTAGGTTCTGTTGTTCTTAAACCTAATCTATACTTTTGATTTTCAGTTGCTGTAATCTTTTGTAAGGATGAAAGGAATGCTTTATCATCAACACCTCTTGCAATTGATACTGCACGTTTAGCACCTGATGGTAAAGCCAAATCCCAGGAACCAAATTCTTTTGAAGGACCATTAGGTAAAATGTATTTATCAATAAGAACTCTTTTTATTGGTAAATCAATACCTGTTGTTCTTTGAACTTTTGCATCTAAGTAAGGCACTGCTCTTACAAGATTAGATATAGGTATTTGAAAGATTGGACCAAACCCTGCAGAGTACCAAGGTTCACCTGAGAAAGGAATATTTAATCTTGTTACAGGAAACTTAAATGAAGTTACTTCAGAGAAACCAGGATACTTTTTCCAAGATTCTGGTACTTGAAAAGTTACTAATGGTTCCCCAGTTTCTGGGTCATTATCAATAAGTTCTTGATTATATGGGTCTTGCCATAGTTGTGTTGGTCTGATAAAAGGTGTTGGGTTTTCTAATGCTAACTTACCCCATACACGGAAAGTATTTGTTGTTGCTTGAACGAATGGTGCCATAAATGCAACTGTTGCAGCAAAGTTAGAATATCTTTTAACTGTATAAAGTATACGGTTAGTTTCTTTTAATGCTTCACGGTGTGCTGCTTTTTCAACTGCTGCTATTTCTGTATTACTTGGTGCAATACCTGTACGGTTTTGTTTAGCAATTAATGCTTCACCACCACGTTGGATAGCAGATTGATATACGTTATCGTAGAATGGATGACGTACAAAAGCATCTTCAGGCATTGAGCCTAAGTATTTAAATGATGTATTAATGAAGTCATTGTATAAATCTTTGATATTTCTATCTAAAGGTTTACCTACTATTTCACCATAAACAGGTGATAGTTGGTCACCAAGTTGACCCATACGTGCTTCAAGTTCATATGCTGAAGGTATCTTTTCGTATGGTTTACTTGCAATATCAAACCTTACACTAACATCTGGGAAGTAACTTTGTATTTCATTCCATCTATCAGCAATATAGTTATCAACATTGTATGCTGATTTTTTATTTTCTAATGTTGGATATTCAACTTTAGTGTTACGGAATTCTTTTTGTGCAAGTCTATCGTTAGATGTAAACCACATTTTAATTTTGTTAAGTTCACTTCTAACATATCTAGGTCCACGATTAATATCGATAAGTAACATTCTTCGTGTAACTTCTGCTTCACGTAACTGTCTAGCAGCAACATACATTGAAGCCCAATAGTTAGGGTCAGTTGGTTCTACCATACTCCAACCATAAGATTTGTATTGTGAACCTTGCATTAAAGGGTTACGTATTTCTTTGGTTTGGCGTTGCAATGAGGAAGATAGTTTCATTCCTATTGAACCAATAGCACCAGATTTAGAACCTTTGAATTGTAGATTATCTACAACAATGTTATCTTGACCTTGACGTATTTTGTTATACTTGCCACCGCGTGCTTTGGTTGCAGTATCAATTCTTATTAGCATCTCTGCGTACAAGTTTTCTTGTTGATTTAAACTTGCAGACACATCATCTAAGTCTTCTTTAATTTTTTCTATTTTAGCCTGAGTAGTTTTCTTATCAGATGCTTTAATAGTTTTGCTACGAAGTTTGTTTTGTTCTTTTAATAGGTTATTAGATAAACTTTTGTATCTATTTCTAATGATTTCAAGTTCATTCTTTTGCCATTTAACAATAGAATTCCAAGAACTTAATGTTGCTTTAGGGGCATTAATACCCATCTCTTGAGCAATATTATACTTCTCAATACGGTTACTTATAATACTATGATATAGGTTGTTGGTTAGATTCTTTGAACCTTTGGCTAAAGCCATTGCAACTTCCATAATGTTTTTATTATATAACGCTGAACGCATTGTGCCTTCAATAACGTTACGTTGTGGGTAACCAAGACGTAACAATACTGCTGGTCTCCACACTGCATCGAAAGCAAAGTATGCTCTTTGCATAGCATCTTTAACACTATATGTGGCGTTATGTAAGAAACTTAAATCTTCTTTAGCAAATGTTTCGTAAAGTTTAATGTTCAACATTGGCATTGCGTCACCGATTTGTGAACTTAATACAGGGTCTGTAACAATCCATTCACCATCATTGTAAGCAAAACCACGTTCACGGTAATGATTTAGAACGTTTGCTCTTCTTTGGTCTATCTTCCATTTGATAACATCACCCATAGTTTTAGGGGAAGGCACGCCTTCTTTTTTAGCCCAGTTAACTTCTGATGGTGTTAGTTTTCTATTAAGACCATACTTTTTATTGATTGCTTTAACCATAGAGTTTTCTATTTGTATGGCAACAGCAATTCTATCTGCTTCTGTTTGAGCAGACATATATTTATTAATCAGTGCTCTCTTTTGAAAAGCACCTTTATTGTTCTTAAGTGGTCCAACTTGGTCCATAAATGCTATTAGTTCTTCGGCTGAACCTGAAGAAGCAATACCTTTATGTTCTAACCAACCTGAAG